ATATTTGGAAAGAATAATAGTGGTATATCATTTGCTCTATATTTTGCAACTTGTTTATACGGTGTTTTTGTTACATCTATGATATTGATGGCAGAATAATCTTGGCCAACACCCTCTGAACAATCTACTGTAGCTATGTAAATATGACCTTCTTTTGGTTCTTCATACATATCTAATTCATCTATTGTACTGATAGGGTTGAAAAATGCAAGTGAACGTAGTTTTGCACCAGATATAAGTGTAGCTGCAGAACCTATAAATTCTGTTTCAAACTCTTGTCTAAATTGTTCTTCTGATGTGTTTCGTATTGTTTCTTTTTTCCAATCATCATCTCTACCAGGAACACTAGACCAATGAACTTCAATTGGATTATATGTTGACCTTTTTTCTATTGCATCTGTCCACATTTTATAAAACATATTCAAACCATTTGGTGTAGAAACAATAATTACTTTTGTTGTTTTACCTGATGATATTACAGGGTATGTAGCAGTAAAAAACTCTTGTGCCATATTATGAGGCACGAAAGCAAACTCATCAAGAAAAATTAGATTGTATGTACCACCTCGAACACCCGAATTAGATGTTGCATAGGCATATATTTTAGAACCATTTTCTAATTCTATATTACCTTTATTCCATGTAATAATACCTTGTTGAAGCCATAGTGGTAAATATTCATATGCTCTCTGTAAACGACCAAGTATTTCTCTTGCGAGTTGGCCTTTGTTTGCGAGAATACCAATTGTATAATCAGGATTGAATAAAACAGCCCATAACATATAACCAACAGTTGTAGTTGTTTTACCAACTTGTCGTGGCATTTTACATATTGAAAAACGATTCTTATGAAAACCATCTACCATATCTTCTTGAAATGGCCACATATCAAAATCAACAATACCTAAATCTACATTGACAATCTTTACATATTTTTTAATAAAGTATATTGGATCTTCTGAACATTTTAAAATTTCTGTTACTTGTTCTTCCGTGTATGGAAGGTCTACACCTACTTTTTTTAGTTTATCATTACCTAAGTAACCATCATTTTTATTTGGCATCTCTTTTACCTTTTAACATCTTCACAAGGTCATTTGTTGACCCAACAAATACAGCTTTATCTACATTAATATCACTTGATGTTTTTTTAGGTTCTAAATCTCTTTTTCTTTTTTGCACTTCAAGTAAATCTTTGTTTAATTCACCTAAGTTTTTGAGTGTTTGTGCAACAACTTCAAAAGCTCTTGGGTGTTCTGATTCTTTTGCGACTCTTAATAAACTATCTAAGGCATCATCACCTTTTGTAATTAATCCTTTAATATTTTGTCTGGCAAATTGAGCATCATTAGAAATTTCTTCACCAGTTTCTACGGGAACTATTTCATTTTGTTTTTCTTCAATAGTTTCAATTTCAGGTATGTCTAATAAATCAGATAAATTTTCATTTAATTTTTTCATAATGTGTCTGGGTATTCAGTTATTGTTTCAGAGAAGCCAAACTCATCATCAGGTTCAGCTGATGAAGGATTTGGTGTTATAACTATGGCAGCTGCATTAATTGAATCAACTCCTAAAGTTTTAACAGTAAATGTTGCATTTGATGTATCACCTGTTACAATGTCACCAACTTCAAGAGATTTATTAAATCCTGATATAATTAATGTACCAGTATTAGAATTACTAAATGAATCTACTGTAGCATTTAAATCTCTTGCCTTAACTCTTATTGTTTCAGATGATGTAAATTGACCCGTACCATTTGCAAAATCAACAAAAACTTTTTGTGAAGGTGCTGATAGAGTTGTATCAATATAAAGATTTGTATTTGATTGACGAATATATTTACCAGATTTAACAGGTGGCCAAATATAACCTTTGGCTGTAAATTGTAAATCCCACATAATCAAACGTGTACTCATCATATCACCTTCATAATCAACTGTTGATTGTACTGAATTTAATATAATTGGCATATCATATTTCTGATTCATTTCAGAAATAAAATTAACTGTTACAGTAAAATCTGGTGTGAAAAAAGGTAATATCTGTTCTAATATTTGTGTACCATCTTCTGTATTTCTTACATAAATGGATAAATTAAAATCAAAATTATATGGTATTGGGTTGAATTGTGTTTTAATTGAAGTTGATGTATTAGCTGCAAAATTTCTTATAAGTGTATTTAATTTTCTTGATGTATCGTAAGTCATACTTACCATCTCAAAAGAAATTCGAGGCACAACTATATTTACAGCTTTAGTTAAACTTGGATCAGATGTGATTCGTGTAAGATATTTTTCTTTTGCACCATAAGATAATGGTACTTTAAATATTTCTTTTTTTACTGTGTTATTTAAATTATATCTTTGTAAAAGAATATCGTTAAAAACTGTACCGAAAGCTGTAACAACTTTTCGTATTGTACGATTATAGAAATGTGCGTTACCTAACATTATGCCTCACCAAATGGATTTGTTTCACTAAAGTCTAATATACCATCTGCATCAGCTTCTATTCTTGCGTTGTCATCAATACTTTCAAAGGATGTATTCATTGTTGCAGTATCATCTGATGTTGAAACTGTAAATGTGGCATTTGATGTTTCGCCAATTACATTAGCTGATGTAAACGTGCCTTGTACTCTAATTACATCCATATGTGTATTTGGTACAAAAGTGTGAACAACTGCTTGAACTGATGCGTTAGCAAGTGTTAAGTCACTACTTTGAAATACAGTTTCATTTACACCATATTGGCCTGTGCCATCACCAGATAAACTAATTCTTGTTCTTGGGTAATAATCTTTAATCTTATCATCTATTGTAGGATTACCAGTAAGCACAAGTTCGTTTGAAAAAACAAACTTTCTAAGTTTTAAAGCATAAACATAAACATTTGCACCACGACCACGTCCTAAAGTGTAAAACATGGCCTGTTCATTTTCATGTTCTACAAAAGATATTTCAAAAAAAGCATCTGTAAGTGGAACATAAACTAAATCACCTTCTCTTGGTCGATTTATATCCGCTAATTCTCTTACTGTGTGAACAAATCTTCTACGAGATACTAAAAGTGTTATCTCATCTCTTATCTCTAAACCAAATTTAGAAACAAAATCTCCTTCACCTTCAAAACCTTGCACATTTTCAAGATACATTTCAAGAGGAAATGATTGTACATATTGTTTGAGTGTATCTTCACCATAAAGAAAATCAACTACATCACGACTTGTTCTTGGTAAATACAAAGTGTCCATGCCATAAATTTTCATGGACTCAATAAGCAAATCTTCTACAAGAAGTTGCTCATTCGTAACTTGATTTGCTGGAAAAGGATTGAAATATTGATTAGTAGCCATTATTAACCCATATAAATTTCATTAGGTGCTACATTGTAGATTTGCATCTCCTCTTCTAGTTTATCTATTTCAGCTTTCGCTTCTTCTTGTATTCTAGGCCCATCAAGAGTAACACCTCCTGGCATTTGTATGCCTGCAAATTTAGAAAGGTTAGAACCCCATTGATATTTGATTAGAGCTGTTGCGTACCTTTTCAAAAATCTATCGTTCCAAACATCTGAAGAACCTGCAACTGTCATAGAACCATTTGTAACATTAGCTGTTGGTGCATTGACTAAAGTAATAGATGTTGGTGAATTTATTTTTGAAATCTGTAATTCTTCACTTACACCTTGAACTGTATTTGCAATTGTGATAAAATCATTTTCTATTAATTCTTGGTCAAATGTGGTACCAAAACCTGTAAGTGTGTTTGATACGGTATCTACAAATGTTTCAGCGGTTGCAAGACCAGTTACATCAACTGTATCAGGTCTTAGTTGACGATAACATTCTATCACAACATATTCACCTACTTGTATATCAGCGTCCCAAGATATATCTAACATCAATTTATTCATGTGACGATTGAATCTGAATTGTGGTTTACCTGAAAACAACATATTTAATGTTTGTATATGTTGCATTGTAATTTCATAAGACACATAAGAAACAGATGTAAAGTCATATAAGTCATGTAATCTTAATTGGTATCTTAAATCAAACATATTGATTGAAGCATTAGAATCATCAAAAGGAAAAACACCCGTTACAAATATAACAGCTGATGGTGCATATATCCATTTACGATCCATATCAGCTTGAGTGATTTGATGTTTCATAAAGACTTTTTCAACACCATCAAAATGATAGTCATGAAAAAAATCTAAAGCATCATCAACACGATCTTCTAGTTGGTCATCATCAACATTAATTTCAATTACTGGAAAACCCAATCTTCTTAAACAATACTCTTTGAATTGTTGTCTAGTTGATGGTTGTCCTGTTCTTCCTCTAGTATAAGTTGGCATCTTTTATGTCCTTGTAACACCTGGTAATATATTAATGATACCTTCAACTACTCTTGTTTTTTCACCCGTTGCTGTTTTATGAATAAGAACATCATACATATATCGCCCAGCTGTAAGGTTTCCAGTATTCTCTGCGGTCATAGTAAGTGTTATTTGACCAGTTCCGTTACTGGTGATCGTTGCAACAAAATCATTAGCCGTAGCAGAAAATTGGGATTTTCTAATTTGAGAGTTTGCAAGATAACCAAACAGGTTGATGTTTGCACCCGAATTGTCTTTTGCGTGTATGGTATTTGAAAAATTTGCGTATTGCTCTAGAAAGAGCTCAGTATAAGCAGCGATGTCGTTCTCCTGTTTTTCTTCTATTTAGTATAAACAGGAGTTTTTAATTTTAAGTTATGAAATAACCAGTAGATGAAGTAATTTTTAAAATTATAACGCCTGATCCGCCAGCGCCACCTCCTGTGCTTCTATCAGGATTGTTTTCTCCAGATGCGCCTCCGCCTCCGCCTCCACCCCTATTAGTTAAACCTGATTGTGCAAAAAGAACAGCAGGATTAAATCCAGGAGGTGGCATTCCGCTGGCATTGCCTCCTCCGTATGGCCCACCACCAATCCAAGTTCCTGATAAATTAGCTCGACCGGCATAAGGACCACCTCCGCCTCCTCCAGAATAAGCTACATTTGATCCAGAAATTGAAAAGTGTAAACCTATACCACCTTTTGACCCAGTATCACCGGTAGCCTGAGCATCTCCGCCTTCTCCGCCTGCACCACCACCTCCACCACCCGAAAAATTAAGGGGACCGGTCCCATCACCTCCATCATTTCCTTGAGTTGTATTAGAAGCTACACCACCAGCTCTACCTGGTCCGCAAGCTCCCCCAC